AAGCGTCGGCTGGTGCTGACAACTTCGAGCACGTCGATTACTTGCTGTGGCAATATCTCGCGTGCCTTCTTTGTATCGAAGCGTCGGCTTTCGACGCGTGTCCATCGCACGACGGGTTTGTTTTCGTAGAGAGCTGTCTCTGCATCGCCCATCGCATTTTCAACGTGCGATCGTGCGATGTCAGCGATCTCTTCCCATCGTGCAATCTCTTCTTTTGCGTGTTTGTACTGCTGTAACCATTGAGCGATGCCTTCGTCGAAATCAACGACTCCAGGGCTTCCTTCTATGCTCATTGCGTTCCCCCTAATACCAGCCGTAGCCGGTCTTTTGTTTTTGGTGTCTCCAATGTTTCCATGCCGCGCATGGTCCACCGGATCCGTATTTTCTTCCAATATACGCCAATGCAGCGATAGTTTGTGACACCCGGCTCTCGGGGTGTCGCATTCCTAGATTGCGGTATGTGCCTGCAAGAAGTTGGCCCACGCCTGCTGCGCTTGATGTTGGATTATTGACTGATCTCCATGCGCTCTCTTTGCCGATGAGCTGCGAGAAGCATTTGTATTGATCGGTGGTCAATAATTCGCGTGCGAGCTGCTTTGGATCGATGTTTTGCATCGCTGTGCGCTCGGTGTAAACGACCGGGTTCGCCGGAGTCGGATTCAGGGCTGTACTGAAGATCGTGCTTGTCATTGCGCTGATTCCGACGATTGCGACGAATCTCCGGATGCTGTATCTATCTTCTGGTTTGATTGGTTTTCTCTCTTTCTCGCCTTATTCGCTTCGGTAAATATTCGGTACACCTGGTGTATGCGAATGCCTACGATGCTGGCGATTTCTTCGGTTGAGACTCCACGGTTGCGTAGTTTGATTACGCGTTCCTGTCTTTTGCGCATATCTGTGCGCTTAAGAACGACACCTCTTTCGGTTGGCGTTTTGCCGCCCCAGATGCCGTATGGGATCTCTTCTCTGATTGAGTACTCCAAACATTCCTTTCTTTCTACGCAGCTGCGGCAAATCGCTCGAAGCTGTGGGAGACGCTTTGTCTCTTCTGCCTTCCCATCTGGGAAGAATAAATCCTGATCTTCTATCTGCGCACAAAGTGCATTTTCGAAGAGTGGGATTGTGTTGAGAAATAGTTGCGGACGGATCATTGGTTCCTCTTGATCCATTGCTCTAGGTTTTCCACGACCCAGGCCTTTTCAATGCCGGCGTTGCGTCGTTTAATAATCACATACGCCGGGGGTGTTTGTTCTAATCCACGCGCTTTGGCGTAGTTAGTCGCTTCTGTTGTTGCTTCTTCCCAGAAGGCTGGAAGCGATATCGCTTTGCGATTCTTGAGCTCAAGTATAAAGGTTTGGCCTGAAATAATACAGACGATGTCGCCTTCGTCTTTGCTGCCGGCTTTCGTCAATCTTTCAGCTGTGGCCCCAACGGATCGCAACCACTTCATCACTGCGGTTTCGAATAATGCGCCTTTGCGTCCGTTTGGGTTTGCCATTTACTTTACGAGTTCCAATCTTGGCATTCTGCGAGCTGCAACATTGCGCACGATGTCCTGTGCTAAATCAAGCGCTTCATTTTCGCTCATGTATGCGATCAATAAAACTGTGGCCGGAAGTGCTTGTCGCAACTTGTCATATTCCAACCAGTTGCTGCTGTCTTTAGAAACTTCGTTGATGTGGGCTGCTCTGTGAAGAGCTGCGATGTAGTCGCCGTTGGCTTCCTTGCCTGCTTCTTCGAGCAGATCTAGAACTGCATCTTGTTCTTCCAAATATAAGGCGATGCGTCCTTCTTCATTGGTGTGTACTGAAAAGAGTGGGCGTCGATCTAAACTCATTTTTCCAGCGCCTTCTTGATTCGCTTTTGCTTGCCTTCGTATTCCTGTGCTTCTTCGATCTCTTTGGCAATCGGATCGTCTCCGAGCTTGAGTAATAAATAAAGGATTCCGCAGGCGGCTACGGCCCCGGCGAAGATCAGATATTGCGTTTGCATTGGTTCCCCCTTGTTTGGTGGCCTATCGGCCCTGGTCGCCTTATTGTGCCTTGTGCTGGCCCCTGGCGGTGGCCGCCACGCCGTCTGGCTCATTCTGGATCTAAATCCACGCCTGTGGCCCTGGCTTTCACAGGAATAACACCGCAGGAGTTCACTTTCATTGTGTCGTTTTGTATTGCTGTTTGTCCATACCTATGCCAAGATTCTCTTATCGGCAAAGAGCGAATGTCTCAGCCGGTGGGGGGTAATCAAATGGCTACAAAGTCAGTCGTCACAGTGAAGGAGCTGCGCGATCTAGCTGCTGGCATGAAGATCAATCTTGTTGTCACAAAGCGTGGCGGCGGATCAATCGAGATCGATTGCGATTCAGAAATTCAATTGCAGCGTTTCGTGCAAACTTTGGAAATTGCTTTAATTCAAGTTTTTATTGATCGTATGTGTCCAACCACTGCGTATGTATGTACTCGCGCTCGTTTGGAGGTTAAATAAATGTCAGTCCTAAACCTTCAAGATGTAATTGTCGAAGCTGCTACCTCGCTTGCTCTTTCTGGCGAGTGCGATCTTCCTTTGGATAACAATTGGGGCGGCGTCGATCTTGTTGCTCCTGGTTATTACGAAAACATTGCACATCCAAAGTCTTTGCTGTTCACAAACGGAGTTCGCTTTGCGATTGAAGATAATGTGATTCATGTTTACAAGATGGAGAATTTCGGCATCGTTGCTCACGCTACTTTTGTTGCTTCTCTTGCTTCTCTATCTTCTGTCCTTGTTGCTGTTGCGAAGGAGTGGCTCGCATGAATCTCTGCCCTAAGTGCCAGACTGAAATGCATGGGTGCTCGATCTATGTTTGGGATCGTGGCAAGTTCATGCACTTCGAAGAATGCCCAAGTTGCAATTACAGAACGGCGGCAAAGTGATGAGCTGGTATGACATGCATGAATGCGTCTGCATCGGATGCAAAGAAACATTTCGGTCTGTCGAGAAGATGAATGTTTGCCTGCCTTGCTTTGAGGCTCAATTAGCGAATGAGGATAAATAAATGGCTGCAATGAAAGCTCTTCTTATGGATATCAGCGATGGCATGGAACTGGCTGGTCGCAATCTTGTCGATGCGGCCCAGGGCCAGGATCCTGAATTGATGCAGGCGGTCATGGTGAATGTCTTGTCTGCCTTGCCTTCATATCTAGCTGCATTGAGAGGCGAATAATGAAAATGGATCGCAAGTTTGTCCGTCGCCGTCGCGTCGCCCTTGTCATCGCCCTGGTTGCACTGGTGGCTTTGACATATGGCACTCGCGATCTGTGCTGGACTGGTTCTGGGTACGGGTCTTGCTCTGTCATGATCGACGGGGTGATCTCTAATGGCCGTTAAGAAAGCGCGTTCTGTCAGGGTGTCCGATCAATTATGGGCTGCTGTCAAAGCAAAAGCCGCCGCCGATGAGAAGTCTGTTTCTGAAGTGATCGTCGATGCGCTTAAGGCCTACATCAAGTGAGTTTGTTGAATCTGCTGGCTGTACCGATCGCTGGCATTCTTGCCCTGGCCTATGGCCGCCGTATCTTCTTCTGGTGCCTTATTGCCTTCTTCTTTGGCTTCTGGTCGCTCTTGATCGTGCTGCTGCCCCGGAAGGAGCTGCGCGTTCCCACTCTTCCTACCTGGTTGCTTGTATTTTGGGGCAACCGGCAGATCGCTCGAATAATGCGACCGATTCGGGATCCGTCAGATCTGATCTAGGGTGCAGAAAATCCCCCATCGCTTTGTAGACGGCGATGGGGGATTTTCTTATTCTGCGAGTGCTCTGGCGATGCCTTCTTCTAGGCTGATCTTTGGTTTGTAAATTTCGAGCATCTTTGTCGGATTGCCGACTCTGTATTCGACGCCGCTTGGCTTGCCTGGGTGCTTCCTGATCGGGGCCAGGTATCCGGCTTGCAACATCGTCATCTCTGCCAGTTGAATGAAAGATGTGGCTCTTCCTGTGCAAAGGTTGAGCGTGTTTATCTTGTTTTTCACCGCTTCGAATGTAGCTGCAACGATGTCGTCGATGTGGATGAAATCTCTGGTTTGTTCGCCTGTTCCCCAAACATCAAACGGATCAGCTTTGCGCTTTGCTCGCTCGATCAAGGATGGGAATGGATAATCCAGGGCCTGATCGGATCCGTAGCCGCTAAATGGGCGCAGAACGGTGACATTGAGGCCTTCGTTCCTGGCGTATCTGGCAAGTGTTTCCCCTGTCAGTTTGGCCCATCCGTAGCTCAAGTCTGGAGTTCGAATATGATCGAGATTGATGTCGTTCTCTCGAAGCGTTTGCTTGTATGCCAAGCGCTGCAAATAAATCGGGTAGGCCGCTGAGCTGCTGAAATAGACAATGTGCTTCGGCTTTGTTCTTATGGCCCATTGGAACATATCGCTGTCGATGGCCAGGTCGGTGGCAACGGCCAAAGGGTTGCCTTCGATCGTGGCTCGGCCGCCGACGATGGCGGCTAGGTGAATAACGACATCGTATCTGGTGTCGTCTTTCTTGAAGAAATCTCTGCAATCGATTCCGTTTGCGATGTCGATTCCTGTAATGTCGTGGCCCTTGTTATCGAGCGCTCTGTGAAATGCCCGGCCTACGAAGCCGGCATCCCCTGTGATCAATATCTTCATGCGAGCCATTCTGCCAGATATCTGTCGCTGCCGGTTTCGGCCTTTGCTCGGTGTCGATCTATGTCGAATATGTAGCGGTCGTTTTCGTCCAAAGCTGCGCCGATATGGTGCAGGGTTGCTTCTTTGCTGATCGGGAATGGCTTCACCGCTGAAATGCCTTCGGCCTGCGTGTCGTAGGTTTCATCGTGAATCAGGCAGTTGTCCTTGATCCGGGGCCATATCTGCTCTGCAAGCCAGTCCTGGTCTTGTGTGTAGTAATCCTTGCAAGCCTGCTCTTCTATGAGCTGTGCGATCTCTGGAATTGCGCCCTTACGAGCTGCAAACATTCCGGCGCTGATCTTGTAATTGTGGCCGATCGGGTGGTCTTTCATAATGTGAAAGTCGAGCCTGCTGGCTAGAAAGTCCTCATGGGCAAGGCGTTCTCTTCTGGTGAGCCTGGCGTCTGCGTCGCGGCTGAGAACCACATCTGCCTGGTCATCTGCCAGGGCTTTGAATCTCCAGAGTTTGGCTGTGTGATCTTCGGGGCCGTCGCATTCGACGAACTGCACGTTTGGAATAAGTGCCAGGGTGCTTCGCGTCCAATCTGGAACGCTGGCGCCTGTGTAGAAGCGGATCTCGTATCCGGCGAAGTGCTTCTGTGCTAGAAGTGCGTTCTTGATTGCGCCGATCATGTATCTTGAATCGGATCCGTAGAGTGAATAAGCAATCACTTGCTTCATCGGCGAAGTTTTTTCTTGAGCGCTTCGTAGGCTTCGCTTTGAATGTAGTTCTGGTAGGCAAGCGCATCGAATGAATAAACTTCCTGGGCGTTGACTTCCTTGTAGCCTTCATCCCATTCGGCTTTGCCTGCAACTGGGTGCATATGTTCAACGATCACGTCGTCTAAATATGTCAGCGCTCCTAAATCTTCTCCTAGTTTTTTCCAGAAGTTGTCTAGGTATAAATGCTTCATATTCGGCGGAACCATCCCACCGAGCGCCTTTACGATGTCGCTGGTCATCACGATCATGGTTGGCAATCGCTTGCCTTGCAGAAGGTCGTTGCCGTAGGCCATTGACGGCCGCTGTTGCATCGCCGCCATCAGCTGTAAATCCCACTCGGCTGTGCGTGGGCGGTGGTCATCGCCTAAG